GGCGCCTCTGGCTCCGTCTTCGCCGCCGGTGCAGCAGGAGCGGCTGGGGCCGCAGGCTGTCGCGCAAGCATATCTCGCACAGCCTGGGTGTGTTCCGCAATCAGTTGCTCGGGGGTTTTTGCTGGGGCTCCTCCAGGTGGCTTACCCGCGCCAGCATCTGGCTTAGGCGGCGTAACCGCCGTACCAGGCTTGGCGCCAGGCTTCTCTTCACCTACTTGCCCAGCGGGCTTCGCATCCGGCTTCGCCGGCGCAAAAGGATCAAACGCGATTATAGCTTCTACATCTGGATGCTGACCATCCGGAATGACTGTCCCTTCAGTCAGCGGGGCCTCTGTTCCAGGGGTCGCTTGGTTGTTGTTCTCGTCGTTGGCCATCTTGTGCTCCTATTTCCTCTATTGCTGCCCAATTGGCAAGGTCGAAGATGATATCTATAGCTAAATCGATACCTTTTATCTGGCCCTGTAATTTCACTCCCATATAGACTGCTTCTTGGCCTTTCTCGAGGGGGATTTGGGCCAATTTCTCCCTCGCAATCGTTCTAGCTCGGATCAACTCAGCCAGCTGTACCCGGCCCAATCCTCCCTGGTCCAAGTTGACCCGCATTGAGAGAGACGCCTCCCGGTCCGGGAGCACCCCCTCCGACTCTCGGAGTATTCGGTCCTGGTGCTCTTGGTCCAGGGGGACCAAGCGGGACGAGGTTTCCTGCTGCTGCGCCATTTTGTACTTGCTGATCGGGTGCCATTGAAACTCTGAAGGCCGAGATATTCTTCGCGCCACCTATTTCCGCGACATACTCGAACAGCTTACCTTCATCGTATTTCTGCGCGAGAAGTGGATTTTGAGTGATCGCCATCCAAATATCCTTCCAAACGGCGAGGAGTGCTGTCTTGTCGATTGGAAGTGTTCCGTCATTAACCGGAAAGAAGAAATCCCCTGCGACCATCTGAGGCGAAATCGGAATAGGATTCTCCATTCCCTTTTGGCCTACTACTTGTAAGTAGAATGTTTGCGACATCATCTGTTGAATATTGAGCGACATTTGTTCCGCAAGGTCCACCATGCCTTGTGCAGAAATAAGCCGAGCACGGGCTGCCAAGCGAGAAGCACCAGCTTCACCTGAAGTCCGAATTTCAGTCGCGGTCTTTCTTCCGCCTTCATCCTGTATCCCTCGCATGTTATCTCCAACGGCGGCGAGAATATCACCGATCCGCTGGAACACTTGCATGTCCTCGATATGGCCTTTAGTCACATCTTGGACTTGGAGTTGCGTAAGCACCGACTTTACGTCTTGTCCGTAGGCACTCCGCTTCAAGCGTATAATCTTCCCAGGACCAGGCGTTTTAAGGTCTTGTATTTCCACCATCGAGGGGTCAACAACAAACATGTTATTGATTGCGGTCCTGACGTTGTGCATGTGAGAATTGATGAACCAGCTGAGAGTGTCTTGAATTGGACCGAGGAAATCCATTGTGCCAGGTTGGCCAAAAGCATAACCAAAAGTAGAAGGCTCAACAACGGCAACAGGATGGCGACCGTGGTCATAATCCAAAGGCTCAGCTTGAATAATCTGACTCTTATTTCCAATGGTGAACAGCCATTTTTCTGGCTCATCCTTATCGCCGAGGCCAAGTTCGCTTGGAACAATCTCGATGGAACATTGATCGAGTTGATAGTAAGGCGTAGCTCGTATATCACGAAGTTGTGGATCGCCAGGAGAGCTCTGACCTTCGGCGACAAGCGCTCGGACCGATTTTCCACTCAACTCTCCCCAAATGCCTTGCGGCATATTAGCGATATTGTCGATCCACTTTAGAAGGCCTTGGGCCTGATTGCGGAGCAGAACATGTTTGCCTTCGAAGCTCCGCCAGAATACGAACTCGCCACGCTTATTCACCTCGCTCATCGGAACACGAGGATCAGGGAAGAACATGAAGGGATCGATGTTGGTGACCTTGTTTCCCTCGAAGACAGTTTTCTCTTCCCGCTGCCGCATCATTTGAGGCGTGGCACGAGGGAGCAGTATTCCACCGGGAGACTGGTTCTTCCAAATAGTACGGTTAGCCTTTTCCTCTTCCCACAAGCATCTAACTGCACCTACGCCGTAGATTTCGGCGTCAAGGAACCATTGAATTAGCTTCATAATCAGTCGAGTATGATCGGCATTATATTGAAGTATCGTCTCCATGTAGGCCGTGGCTTGGATGGACTCCTCTTTATAAGCAGATACTTGGAAAATAGGCTTCTGCCCGCAGAAGGTATGGATCAGATAGGTTACGATGGTCCAGATTGTGGCATAGCTATAGGGGATTGTAATGCTTACTGCCGCCGGTGGGGCGCCAGTTTTGTTCATCTGCTTGAGCTGGTTTTCATAATCAGGCAAATTGATATACGCCTGAATTTTACGTTCGCTCGCGTTCCAGCGGGAGTAGAACTGCGTCATGGTCCGCTCGGAATAGTTAAGCCGCCGTAAGAGATACTGCAAGACCGTATTGTGCAACTCCGATTGTGGTACGAGCCGATCAATGGGCGACTTCTCGCCTTCAGTTGCCTTCGGCGTATGCTCTTCAGGAGCGTTATCAGTTGAAAAATCACCAAGTGCCATTACGGTGCGCTCCTCCACTCACCCTCAAATACCGTATCAAGGGGTGGATATTGGTCTTTAGCCAGCTTGTCTTCGTCTTCGTCGTCTACGTCGAAAGCAAAAGCGGCGAGAGGGTCGAGTAGCGTGATGGCCATGGCTACCACATCAGGGCCGTCCTTCTTACCGTTGGGCCAGTCGAGAAGCTGCTCCTCATATTCCGGAAACCGACGCTGGTGTGTCACATAACCAGCCGCATACCGGGGAGACAGAACACCCTCGACCCTCTCAACTTTACCAGTTTTGCCGTGGGTAATTGGCTCAATTTCAAAATAGGCCCTCGAACCAAAAGTTTTACCTTTGCGGAACATCTCCTCTTTCATCAGATGAACTAACGCCTTTTGGTAGGCAATAGCCTCAATTCCGTGCTTGTTACAATCCCAAGCGAAATGCATTTCAAAATACTTGTCGATTTGTTCTCTTGGAGTCATGCCCCGCTCCATATAGATGTCGAGTATATGCAATATGCCTCTTGACGTCATCCCAACCACAGCGAATGCACAAAAGTCGGAGTCCTTCTTGTCCGAAATAGCGGGGTCCATAACGAGCGATCTGGCCGGAAAATCCATGCCATAACTTGTGGAAGGTGCGTAGACGAATGCAGATGGGAACTTTTGATTTGCTCCACTGGACTTCGTAGAGGAGTTAAATTCCATGTCGAAGTCGGATAGCTTGCCAATCCGGATGAAAGATCGCTTCTTGCGGGCATATTGCTCCTCCGTCATATACGAGTTCCACAGCATTTCGCCGTCCGGGTCTATGGCGCCGAACCTTACGGTGAGCCACTCAGGATCGCGAGCCAAAGCAAGTATAAGGCTATCATGATGAAGCACAGTACCAAGACCCACAATACGACCGACCCGCTTCCCGTCGATTTGAGGTAGCGCCTGCTCCACATCTGACTTAAGCCAAGCCTTAGTCTCCTCACGAAGTGCATCATTTTTCACACTCTTCTTGTCTTCGAGGTCATCGAATACGATGTCCTGCGGACGTTTGCCTCGATGGTTCAACCCCCGCACCTGTGATCCTCTACCCTTTGCGACGACCACAACGCCATCAGTGGTTTCGATTAGTTCCTGCGTCCAACGCTCAGGATCGGTTCTATCGGGCTGTTTGGAGCCAAAGATGGAGATCATGAGATGGTTGGATGAGATTTCTCGTCGAATGTTCTCTAATTGCTGCTCCGAATGAGTAGCCGTCTCGCTGAGGTAGACAAGAAAATCGGAGTCGTGATAATTAATCTTGCGCAAGTTGTGAGCGTTGACGATGGTAGTCTTGGAAATTCCCCTCGGCATAATAATGAGCGTTCGGTCGGAGACTCCCATATGACATGCGACTGGACGACCCAACGAGTCCCGTTCCACAGTAAAGATTGGAACCATAGGCGAGTCGGGGTCTTCCGGTTCACTCCGCCAGACAAAATGCCGGATGATTTTTTCCAGTTGTCGTTCATCCCACACTCCAGGGCCGTTCGGCCAAAGCTCTTCGCCGAAATTGAGTAACCAATCGCTTTGTTTACTTAGGATCGCAAGAATGCCTCTATGCACCCATGGCATAGGTAGGCTGAACCAGTCGGGGAAAAATGTCCTGAAGAAGAAGCCAGGGTCTTCCAGCCCACGCAGAGCTATTGACTCAGCCTCGTCCCTTGATATAGCTAGTTGCTGCATCACAGTATCCCTATCGCGTTTCCCTGAGTTTCGGTTGGGGCCTGAAGCCCATGGAAGCCCAATGCTTGCAGCAGGCCCGATTTCTTCAGCGGTGCTTTGGATAAGGGCATTTGCATCCACTCACTCGGATACATATTAGGCACCATCGTCGCCGGCTTCATATCCGCTGCACCAAGGGCTTTAACGATAGGATGCATGGAATAAGCAGGATCGGTGGCCGATACTGGAGCGGGAACGGGAAACTGGCGTGGAGCGAAGCCGCTTGCCATACCGCCGACTTGTTCAGGCTGAGCATGTGTTGCCTGTCCAGATACATTGGTAATGCCTGGGTTCTCCATCTGCGGCGGGCGATAGGTCCCAGGTGGGGGCTGAGGAATGGGCTGCGCAGGAAAGGGGGCCTGCGGCAGCAGCTGATCCATCGGACTCCCTGTTAATGGGTTCGGCGGCAGCCCTTTTGGGACTTTCTTATAATCTGGATAGCTTGGTGTGTTACGGGTTTGTGGCACCAAGGCCTCCTAGTATCTGTGTCGCTGCGTTTGTGGGCGGACCCGGCTGAGGAGAGCGGGTAATACCAGGCGCCAGGGGGTTGCTTGGCATCCCTCCGAGCCCGCCCAACAATGTCAACAGCTGCTGACTGAACGGCGTGCCCATCCCGGTGGGTGGTCTGTTGGGTGGCGCCGGAGTTAGCGGTCTGTTGAACATCTGAGTAGGATTAACCTGTGGAACCGTTGGCAGCATCATGGAATTGGCTCCAGCGGAAGCAGCTAAAGGCGAACTGGCCAAAGCTGGATTGACAGTGGGTATGGTGGGAACAGGAAGCTGACTATTCGCCGTAGCCCTATAATGCGGCAAAGTTGGCGGTCCAGGAGGAGGCTTAAATTCGACGTTTTTACTCTTACGCCAATCCTTCGCCGGCACGCCCT